CAAGCATCAGAGGGATTGAAATCCAAATCCACATCATCAATGTGTCTTCGCTAATCATCTATTTATCTCCACTGTCCGTCACGCCAAGTGTAGCCCCACTCGGCCATTGTTAGATCGGATGGATCATTGCACTTGCACGTGCCGTCGTCCCGATAGTGATCAGCATCATAGACATGGTGCGGGCAAGCCTGGATATCGGATTGCTTGATCGAACGGATAGGCACCACTTTCATGTTGCCGTGTTCGTCGAATTCAATTTTCGAAAACTGCACCATGTTACACCTCTATGAAATCGAAGTAGTAGCGCGGGGAATGTTGAAACAAGAGAGAGCCCTTCTTGCCATCGGACTTGCGCACGACGGATACGAAGGGAGCCGCGAACCCGATAACTTCAAAGTGTTCCCCAAGCTCAGTCGTATCGAACACATTGCCTTTACCGTGGTTCGTTTCAAGTTCCGCCCGCGTCTGCGGCACGGAATTGACTCCCATTGCCAGTAACTTTCTTAACTCAGGATTGTCTGCCATCACATGATCCTTTCAGCCTCGGGCGGCGGGTCTTCTAACAGTAACTCAACGTGCTCGGACCATAGTCCTAACAGTTCCTTGATGACTTCTAATTTGTCAGGCGGAATACCTTCTTTGATGACGATAGCCATCATCGATGAACCGTCGTCATCAAAAAGTTCATGGGTTTTGTACCCATTTATATCCTGACCAAAAACTTGGGTATAGTCGCGTGACATTCCATCCTCCTTAAAAAACGTCGGTCAATATAGAGTGGTCTATCGTCTAACGTGCCGACCGTCACTCCCACCACCAGACTAGCCTTATCCCGAGCGAAGCGGACGATGTTTTACCCCAACACGGTCGGGCATCGCGCCTTATTTCTTTCACGCTATTTTTGGGGCAGCCTGCTATATTGATTAGCCTTGTTCCTTCTCCACCACAGCAACACTGTCAGCAAGACCGTTGGCGATTGCAAACCGTCCTTTCTCAGTTTGCCAAATAGGGTCAGTCAACGTGAAACCAGTTTTCGTAGATTCACGCACCAACAGTTCGACCGCCAGCGCCATTTTCAACAGTAACTCACGTTCAGCGTTTGTCATTTACAATGCCTGTTCACCATTTATGCCATCTTCCGTCAGGAAGCTTAATCGCGAAGGATGCTTCTCCTTTGTGAGATAAGATATATTTCAGTGCTTCTTCGAGCGTTTCCGTCTCATGAATTTTTATTCCTCCTTGCCCTTGGGTCGCCCAAATTTCGTACATGGTTACAATGCCTGTTCATGCGGTTTGCCATCGCCATAAGCATATGTCTTCGGGAACGAAAACATCAACCTAATGGCCGCTTCAAATTCTAAGTCTAACACCACGGCGGAAGCCTTGGTGTGGTTGCGAATATGGGCTTCGCCCCGATGATTGCCATCCAAAATATACCCGTCGCGACTGACCAGTATGGGCTTGGCCAGTTGTTCAGCGGACATGTGGATGACCTTATTCCAAGAGACCCGCTGGTGAAAGTGGAGGTTCTTGGGGTCTAGGCTCGTCAGTTGGTATGACCATCCCTGTGCCGTCACGAAGTCGAAAAACTCAGGATAATCCGCTTCGTCAATCTGCGGCATGGCAGGACGGGGGACATAGAAGGGTAGGAACTCACCGCCCTTGTAATGTTTGCCGTCGAGCCCGATTTCCCCGCCCGTGTGCGCGCGGGGGTCAAGGGGATGGTCATACCAATCGTACATGTTCAGTTGCCTTCCTTCTTCACGCTAGGAATGGGGGTTCCAAGCCCCCATGCCGAGGTAATTGCCTGCCCAGCGAGTGCATAGGGCGCGAACAGAGTCAGCCAAAAGCTGAACATGATAGTCTCCTTTCTTTACCCGTCTAGTTAGGCGGCCTTCGCCGCGTTGCGTTGATTCCAGAGTTTAGCTAAGAGGTCGTCACGAGATTCGCAAGGCTCGCACACAAGCTGGACGAGAATTTCCTTGAAGTTCGGTCCCCAAATCTTTCTGGCCACGTCATGGTCAAAGATCAGAGTGTCGGCAGACGGAATCTCCTCAACCACTTCGAAGCTATAGGCGCGACCATCGGTATCGACGCGCTTTTCCTCAGCCACGTAGGTCAAGTGGTGAGCCACGATCACGTCGGTGACGCCGTAGGCTTCGCGGATGATCGCCTTGAACACTTCACGGCTTTGGGCGTTGCGGTCGTTCTCATACGAACCTTCAAGTTTCAGGCCATTCGGAGAAAAGTCTTTGTCCTGGATATGTGTCATTGGGTGAGTTCCCTTAGATGTGTCTAATTTCGATACCCATTAACTTAGTATACCCAAAACTTTTGTCAAGGAAAAATTGGCAAAAATAAAAGCCTCTGAAATCAGAGGCTTATGGACTTTCTCCAGCGCATGTAACGGACGTATAGACCAACTTCGCGACCAAAGGCGTCTATCTCCCATGGGTAATCAAAGTAGTCCATCTTATCCAGAACCACTTCTTCACGTTTCCAGCGGGGCAGGGAGCGCAAAGTTTCGTCGGTCAAGTCCCCCACAATGAACTGTTTCATATGGGTCATTTCATGGGCCAGCGACTTCAAGGTCTCGCGCGTCTTGAACTTGTTGGATAGGGTGATCAGAAACTCTTTCGGTTTAACTGGACGATCCAACCATTCAATATACCCTTTGTCGTAACCCGTGTCGGCTAACTTGATCTTGAGTGTAACATGCTTTGATTGGCGTTCAGTAAGTAATAGCTTAGTATAAAATTTGGCAGCGTCTCGTAGTTCTTGTGTTGGAACTTTAGGTTGCCCTGGATTCCTTATTATTATCTTCATCTATTCTCTATAAAAACCCTTCTTACTTGGTCGATATACTCTGAAATGTCCTTTTCATAGTAATAACAAGTCATATCCTCAGTCGAGAATACTATGACAATCTTGCTAATGTTCAGATGATAAGTGTCATTCGTCATCCAGCCGTAGGTCGCGGCTTGGATGAAATAGTGAAGTATCCAATCTTCACGTTTCCATTTTTTGGTCGTCTTGAGGTCCAGAATGGTCGGCACGCCGTTCCAGCATACGATCCCGTCTGCCCGCCCCGCCGTTCGGAGCTTTCCGCTGTAGAGCGGAAATTCAGCCCCATACACTTTTTGGATGCATGGTTCGATTTTCCGCTTGACAGATTCAAAACGCATTTTTTCGATAGGGTGTGCCTGACTGTAGTCTTCGTTGAGAAGATACCTTTCAAGCACGTCATGGAGTTTGGAGCCGAAGCGGGAAGCCCGTTCGGTTTCTAAATCAGCCTTGATATGGCCGATACGGTCGCGCCATTCTTCCAAGTGAGACTTGTCCACAGCTTGACCAATGACAGTCGTGACGCTTGGAAAGTCTCCCTCAGGTGTCTTATAAACTCGGCCAATGTCATCATAGTAAGAGTCGAGTTCACAGCGCGATAATAGGTCCAGTGATAGCATTATACCAAAACTCAAAGAAAATTTGAATCATAATAGGCGTTAGAAAGTAGATCACGCGATAACCCCCTCTATGATTCCATCTTCTTCTAATTTGTTTTTGGTAATGATGTAGGATTTCACGAAGGCGCTTCGAACAATGTCTTCCTCTTGGAATTCGATAAATTCGAAGCAATTCATTCGACGGATAATCTTCATGAAGTCGGCAAGGCCCGAAACTTCCTTGCGACGATTGAGGTCCGTCTGTTTAACGTCACCAGCAAAGACGATTTTGCAGTTGGTGCCAATTCGGGTGATAATAGAGTGCAACTCATGAGCCGTCATGTTCTGACATTCATCCACCAAGACGATGGCGTTGTTGATGGTGATGCCGCGGATGAAGGTCGTGGTCATGAATTCGACGATACCCTTCTGTTTCAGAAGTGTGTACGCGTCGCCCCGCCCTAACAGTTCGGCCATGATCGGCATGTAGGGGATTTCGTAGTATTGGTTCTTGCCCTTGAGGTCTCCAGGCATGTGCCCGACTTCGCGGGTCTGCACATTGGAGCGGACAATGACTAATTTTTTGAAAGGGGAATTATACGAGAAAATCTCACGTAAGGCAAGATAGGAAGCGATAAAGCTTTTGCCTGTGCCAGCGAGACCATGAAGAAACAGGTGTTTCTTATTGAAGGTATTGAAAGCAATCTCTTGATTGCTTGTTAATGGCGAAATATGTTGAAGGTCAAAATTAAGTTTGTTGTCAAGAGCATATTGTTTCTTTTGTTCACGAAGTTGTTTTCTTTGTTTTGCTCTACTTACCATAATTGGCTTCCTTGATATTAGGACTTCATAGCAAACTTAGTTGATATCTATTTTCGCTCCTCTGTTTCGCTTTTTGACTTGTTTCAAAAGGTCTTTGAACCCGTCGTCCGTCTTGAACGATGACCCATGCATTGAGACGATGTTGAGCGCATGAACGCCCTGTTCGTGCTCAGGATGCTCTTTGAGATATTCTTGTAGACTGGTGTAGGACGTGAAAAATTCTTCCCACTCCTCACCAGTCGCTTTGTCGATTAGAACGTAGGTCGGCATTTAGGCTTTTCTAATTGTCAGATAATATTCGGCACCAGGATCGAACTTGTTGTAGCAGTCGGGATTGGTGATGCTCATTTGCAGTTGGCCGCTTGGCGTCCACTTCGACCACGACTTATTTTCTTCACACTCGGCGGTCACAGCTTCGAACGCGACACGGATGTAAGGCGCATCCTCGGGAGTTGGCCGTTTGTCATACTGTGTGCTGACAGTTTGATTATAATCCTTATCAAAAATATGGATATAATCGCATCGGAATTTGGCGGTTACGGTATCAGTCATAATATTCATCCTCGTGATCTACGTCTTCGACTTGGACGTATCGGTTATCGCGTGACGCACTTTTCGCTTTCTTGCGGTTACGTCGTTCGCGTTCTCTTTGTTCGCGTTCCCAATCCATATCGTCGGGTTCATCCCAACGGTACTTTTGTTTTCCTGAACGGCTCATAGCGTTTCTTCTTTAGGTGCCTTCTTTTTACGTGATCGCTTGGGTTTCTCTTGCTTGGGCGGCAAGGAGTTCAAGACACTTTCAATGGTCTTATCGGTGACCCTGAATTCGTCAGGGTTCACCGTTTCCCCTACTTTCCCAATAGTCGTTTCTTCCACTTTTTGAATTTGTGGGAGAAACGTAACGTCGGGAAGTAAATCGGGGAACGCCTCCTTTATCACATCGTATTCGAGGTTTGGATAAGGGAGGGATTTCTTGATTGCGGCTTCGATGACGCGCACGTCCCCAGGACACAGCATTTCCAGAAGCTGAATGAACAGGTGCTCGCGCTTGGGGGGCGTCAGATTGGGGTTGCCGCCTTCGATAAACAAATACAGGCGACGCGCTTCGGCCAACAGAATGGTTTCTTGTTGCCCAACCTTATCGGGATGAAATGGGGGTAGGTCTGGACCTACAAGCCATTTGATTCCAGGATGAAGTGCATATTGTAACACAATTCGCAGGGCGTGGGTATCCTCTTGACGAAGAAATTTGACCCTTTCGTCCCTATTTTTTATTCCAGAGGCTTTCTCCAGAATTTCACTTATTCCAAGTTGATACATTAATTCTCTCTATATCGTATCTTAATTCCCAAAATAGTCGCAAGATTTTTTGAATCTCCCACCATCCACCGTCTTTGCAATTGTGATATACACAACGGCACCCACCATTGGTGTGCATTCCTTGAGCCTTACCTTTGAGATAACAGAAGCCATCTGAGCATCCTTTTATCTCATTCATCGCAGTATCGAATTGTTCAAGTCGTTCTTGTATGATTGTATTCATTTGTTCTTATTCCAATCAATAGCTAACTGTAAATTGTAACAATATCGTTTACCTTCGAATTCTACAACGAATTTAGGCATAAACGTTTTCATATCAACAGTCTGTGCCACGATAACAGATTTAGTATGAGGTTTGAACATGCGCGGAAGAACAGGGTGATTGATATCAGTAATCAGTTCAACGTCACCAAGGTCTTCTAAATCGGTTGGGTCAACGGCCGTTATTGATGTTCCGTCTTCATTAAATGCTATAACTGGTTTGGGTATTTTCATTCTTTAGAAATCCTGAACAGTATCGATAAATTCTCTCAAATTCTTATCGAAAAAATAATTGAATAACTTTGCCTTTGTCTTCTTGGGGCGGTCCTCAAATGTTTGAATAATGGGTAATTCAATCTTTTGCGGAATGCACTGTAGATCGATCAGTGTTCGGTTTCGTTCAAAGTTGCGTTTAAGCACTGAGGGATACTGACTTGGGCAAGTGTCGGTAAGGTATTTAATACGCGCCGTACCGAGTGTTCCTTGCCGCTTCCCCAACACAAGGCAATCATCTGGAGACGCAATATTAGGTATTCCATCAGACTTGTCCCCTTCGATGATGTGTTGTTTGAGGTAGGTGGTAGGGTCTGGATTGGAGACAAATTTCTTACCAACAGGGGAGAATTGCTTGATCCTCTTTTGCTTGTCGTGCAGTTGCACGAAATCGGTGTCGCCCGACAGGATCAGAATTTTTTGATCAGAATTGAGTTTGATCAAGGTAGCAATCACGTCGTCGGCTTCGGCGTTCTCAACATCGATGACCGTGTAGGGAAAGAACTCTTTCAGTTCGCCCTTGACAGTTTCAAAGGATGCAAAGGCTTGATCCCAATCGATCTTGGAGTTGGCCCGTTCCTTCTTGCGGTTCGCTTTGTAGTAGGGGAACACTTCCTTACGCCAGTTCTTTCGACTATCGCAGCATATAACCACTTCCCCCCAATCCCGAAATAACTTGCGGCTATAACCGCGTAGACTTCTCAGGATGCTATATCGAATGGTTTCATCGTTTATCGGCACCTTCGTCTTTTCCATTCGGAACAAGTTAGAGAAAGTGATTTGGTTCAAGTCAACAAGTATCACATTATGCTTTCGTTTGAGTGCTCGTAAAATTGAAATGTACCTTGGTGTTCACATA